AACCGCATTATTACCTCTAGCATCTCCACCAGAATCGGCTTGCAAAGCACCATTGCCATTTGGATTAATAATAATGTTGCCATTAGTATTAGTAGCAGAAATAGTATTTCCATCAATCTGGATATTATCTACATTAAGTTTAGTAAAAACTACATCTCCAGCAGAAAAGCCGCCAGTAGATGTGTCTCTAGCAACGAGAGTGCCGGTAGTACTTACTGGCGTTGCATTGCTTGTAATAACTGGAGTTGAACCCTCACCGCTTGTTTCATCTATTGAAAGACCAGTGCCCGCGACATCAATACTTGCTACATAATCACCTTCAGTATCATCACCCAAAACAATTGTATTGTCGCCAATTTCAGTAGAAATGGTAATTGTTGGATTACCACTAAGCTCTGTCCAAACATAAGTTCCAGTACCATTTACATCACCATTTAGCTCTACTGTGACAGTAGGATCTGGCTTATTTGTAAAATTGCCCCAATCAAGATAATATGAACCATGCTGGCCATCTAGCTGATCAGCATCTGTCGCCGTATCGGCATTTCCAGTAAGATCACCAACAAACTGATCGGCGGTGACAACCCCTGTGGCAATTAGATTTTCAACATAGGTTGTGTGACCTTGAGTTGCGGTTAGTCCACTACCAAGAAGATTAACAAATTCATATCCAGCGTCGTCGTTTGTTTTGCCTACAGCGAAGCTGTATAAACCAGAAAGAGTATTGCTGCTACCACCAGCTATTGCTGAGTAATCTCCGCTAGCGATATTGGAAGACCCGCCAACAACAGATGAATAACAAGCACAAGCACAATTACCAAATCCACCACCTATGAATGAACGAGTAGAATTACAATCAACTCTATTCGCATACCCCCCAGTAATAACAGAATCATCCGAATAAATATGGTTAAACGAACCTCCTCCAACAAAAGAACGACATCCCATAGCCCTACCATTCTCTCCACCGGCTACAGTGCTACTCCAACAACTAGTATAATTATTTCTTCCTCCTCCTATTGTTGAATTCTGCCCAGCTGCATTATTGGCATATCCACCACCTATTACTGTATAACTAGCAGTAGTACAATTAAGTTGTCCACCACCTATTATACTACGTCCCCCCGTAGAATAATTCCTATATCCACCACTTACTGTTGAATAAGTAGCAGCACAATTGCATCTACCTCCAACTACTACCGAGCGACATCCATAAGCATTATTACAATCTCCACCACTTACTACTGAATAAATGTCACTGGCGGTATTAGATTTTCCACCAGCAATAACAGAACATGCACCACTAGCCACTTGTGTACCACTCGATCTAACCATCTGCCAATCAACGGCATTAGCACCTCTGGCATCTCCACCAGAATCGGCCTGTAAAGCACCACTAGCATTAGGAGTGATGATAATATTACCATTAGTATCAGTAGCAGAAATCGTGTTTCCATCAATCTGGATATTGTCAACATTAAGTTTGGTAAGAACTACATCTCCAGCAGAAAATCCACCAGTATCTGTATCTCTAGCAACAAGAGTTCCAGTGGTACTTACTGGCGTTGCGTTACTTGTAATAATTGGGGTTGAACCTTCACCACTTGTTTCGTCTATAGAAAGACCAGTTCCAGAAACATCAATGCTCTCTACATAATCGCCAGTTGTATCTGTGCCTAATTCAATACTATTGTTTAAAATAGTTGTATTAATGCTTAATGAAATATTATCGCCAAGAGCCTCAGTAACTTGAGCAACGCCGCTAACATCGCCAGTTAATGCAACTTCAATTGTAGGGCTAGGAAGACCAGTGAGACTTCCCCAATTGCGATAATAGGAACCATGTTGCCCGTCTAATTGATCAGCATCAGTAGCTGTATCGGCATTACCCTCTAAGTCAGCAACAAGAATACCAGCAGTGCCAGATGTTACAACCTCATTCTCAATTTTGGCTTCTGGTATGAAAGTAAACTTACCAGCACTATCATCAAATCCTATAAAACCAGTTTTTGCAACACCGTCATACCAGTTAAAAGCAATACCTCTATCTTTATTATCGTCAGTAGTTGGGGCACCACTACCAAGAGTAATAATAGGATCTTCAACTGTCACAGTTGTAGAATTAACGGTGGTTGTTGTACCATTAACAGTAAAATTACCATTAACGCTTACATTTTGAGAGAATACCGTATTACCATTTGCCGCAATAGAAATAGCGTCTGGATCACCAGCACTTCCAATATAGCCATTGCTAGCTATTATTAAATTCGGGACAGATAAGCTTGATGTTCCAGAATTATATACAAAATCAGGAGATGAAACATATGTTGGTTCTGATGGATTAGCACCAAAAAATGTTACTCCACTATTATTATGGAATGGGGTATATGGATGATATGCCATTTAAAAACCTCCGTTATGTGATAAACCAGTTTGTATTGTTTGAACTTAGTGTTATAGACTCATATAAATGATGCATAGATAAAGAACTTTGGCCGTCTATGGTTTCAGAACCGCTAGGCAAAATATTAACAGTATTTGTTCCTTCAATCCACTTAATTTTAAGTTGTTTTCCACCATTTCCAGTTGCTAAAGGCATATACACATTTATGTCAGAACTACTTGAATCTATAAACAACAAATTGTCCTGTATTTCAACATTCACAGAAGATGTGACATTACTATAGTTACTAAATTTGTCTACTTCGCCAGAAGCATAAATAGCAACACCTGAAACATATTCTATTTCAAGTGTTTCTTCTGCGTTTACAGCAAGTCCAGAAACATAAACAAGATCTTCATCGTAAGCTAGTTTGTTATCATCCCAATACAAAAAGCCGTTATTAGTATCTAATACGGCTTCATCATTTGTAAATTTTAAACCAGATCCAGCTACAGTATTTAAAGACTCATCAAGATAAACTGAACGCTCTGCTGGATAGGTAATTGTTACGCTAGTTTCGCCTGCGAGATCAATTCTAGAACCACCCTCAGAGCTATCAAATATTTTATCTCTTGTTAGCTTATTATCAATAAATTGACCGTAACCAACCTCCCATTTACCATTTTCTTCAATAACATAAAACGTGTAATCGCCATTACTAATTCCAGAAGCAAAAGATTGAAAACCAGATGCAGCTGACCCAGCAAGTGTTATATCGCCACTTCCAGCAGCAGTTATGGTTTCTTTTACTCTATCAGCAACTTTGAATCCCATAATTAATGTATCCTAGTCTTATCTTACGAAGTTATAATCAAACTGCCTATTGATTTTACCATTATGATCCTGCTGCGTATTTATTTGTCCTTCTATGTCAAAACCCGTATTGATTAACCCATCAAAATCTGTAAGCGTATTCGTACTCAAGCTAAACCCAGATTCAAAATTAAGGGACATAACAAAAGTCAACGTATGTTGATTAAATGGAAATATTGGGAAAGTACCAATAATTAATCTATCGGCAGCAAACGCCGTTTCTGCAAAGGCAAACGTGCCGAATAACATATGTATATACCTCCTGGTTAGTTTGCACACCATAGTATATTACACAAAAACTAAGAAAAAAGCCACCCCGAGAATGGAGTGGCTTTCTCCCTTTTGCATAGCTAAGTCTAGACTTAGAATGAACCAGCAAGGACTCTTCTGTTATCTAGAACGGCAAAGCCAAGCTCTGCCCAGCCATAGTAACCCTGACGCTGGTGACGGTGGAGTGTTTCATCCTCCCAGACCTCAACTTCAGACTTAACTGGCATTACAAAGCTATCGTTGCTGGAACGATCAAGACCAACTACAAGCTCAACGTCGCTTGACTGGAGTGAACCGCCAAGATCGCTGGTAAAGTAAGTCTGATACTCCTGGCCATCACCAAGCTCAAAGATGTCAACTAAGTTAACACCAAATACGCGAGTGATAGCTGGGCCGTTATCGGCAGCAACATAGATATCACGACGAGACTGCTCATCAAGCTGATCAACACCCCAGTTACGGATATCCTCGACAGCCTCTGGTGAGAGGTAAAGGTCGGTTAGACGGCTATTAGCTGTTACGCTGTTACCGCCACCATTACGACGCATTACAGTCTTCATGAGGCTTACTAGACGCTTGGTAAACTGGCCAGCAGCAGCATCAGCGTCATAGACGAGAATGTTGCGGTCAACACAAGCAGCTAGAATTGTGTGCCAGCCATCATCGTTCATCTTCTTGGTGAATGATGATTCTAGAACCTGCATGGCACGAGCGACTACATTCCAATTTGCCTCACGGGCATACTTGAGAAGGAAGTCGATTGAAGATGTAATGCCATAAGTATTAATCATGACATAATCACCTTCTACATGACGTTCTGGAATTCTGCCGTTACCTGGGTTAGTATAGGCAACATGCTCCATCTCTGTGCCTGGGGCAAGAAGATCGAGTGGGAATTCTGGTGAAGCTCCTGGTTCTAGTGGCATAGCTTCGTAGATATTGGTTACAATATCACCAAAAAGAACGCCCTTACGTAGTGGAGTCTCTAGAGCCTTAGCAACTTCACGCTGTGCGGCCATAGCGACTGTCTTGTCTGAGCTACCTGACCTACGAAGTAGATCAAGAAACTCTGGTGTTGGTCTATTGTTCATCTTGTTAATCTCCTTTTTTATTTATAACTTATAGGTTTGTGTTTGGAAGGTCAATAAATACCTTAGCATAACCATCCTGGTCTGGACCAGAAAGGAAACGACCAACTAGACGGGTTGAACCATCAGCGTCTGAGTCGTCACTAGAAAGATCTGAAGCTGCAAGGTTACCACTATGAGCAAGATAAGCTGGATCGCCAGCTGCTGGATCTGTGCCCTCTAGTGAATTTGTTACAACCCAACCCTTGGTTAGGAGTGTTACCTTGCCGCCCTTCTGAACCTCATCCTTATGCTGGTTGAGATGCTGACGAGTAAGGTCGATATTGACCATATCATTTACAAGTAGACCAACTGGTACTGCACCTGATGGTACTGCTGAATATGTTACAAGAGCTGCACCCTGGTCCATAGCGGCACCAGAACCACCAGTGCTAAGAGAAACAACACCACCTCTTGTAGCAGCTTCATTCATAAAGAATGAAATATCTGTCTGTAGTGTACTACGATCTGTTTTTAGAGCCATTATGAAATCTCCTTTTAAAAGTTAATTCTTACTTATTTGACTTTAGAACGGAACCAAACCATTCTGAAGCAGCTGAACGAAGTACTTCTACTTCATCTTCTACTACAACTTCAGCAATGGCAGCTTCTGGTTCCTCAACTGCATCTAGATCATCCTCAGAAGCCTCTGAAGAATCAACTTCTTCATCGAGCTTAACTTCTTCTGCTGCTACTACTTCAACAGCCTCAGTCTCTTCTTCTGCTGTCGCAACTGGAAGTGTTTTCTGAAGTGTTGCAACAACACGACCAAATACTTCATCATCAGCATCAGCAAAATCCTCAACTGTTGAGGCGGCTGCTTCTTCTGAAAGACCAATCTCAAGAAGGCTGGCCTTACGCTTCATCATTGCTTCCTTCTTCTTCATGGCTTTGTAGTCTTCTTCCATTTCGGCCTTGTCTTTCTTAGCGGCCTCGACTTCTTCTTCCATCTTCTTAACCTTTTCCTCACCATGCTTTGTAGCTTCGGTAAGTTCAGCAACCTTTGTTTCGCTAGCGGCGAGCTTTTCAGTTAGCTCTGCAATAGTGGCTTCTGTTTCAGCACTCTTAGCTGATTCAAGCTCACCACGAAGAGCATCATTAGCTGCCTTAGCTTCTGCTAGGTCTTTCTGTAGATCAGCAATCTGCTGATTTAGTACATCGGACATATCGTTCTCCTTTATTAAAGAAATATCTAAGGCACTCGCCTTTGATTCATCGAATAGTTCGTTTCCATCCAAAATTACACTACGCGGATTAGCTGGCTTAGAAACTAGTCCTTTACCAGAGAATGCTAGATTTCTTAAAAGCCTGCCAACCTTATAGTTCTGGTATTTTCCTGTACCACCATATGCTCTTAAATGTTTTGTCAAGAATGCTGAAGCTTCTGCTCGCTTGATAACCCTAGAGCTTCCGTCTTCTCCAATAAGAGCATAATCAAACTCTGGGAAAAGGCACTCCATTGAAACAAACCATTTACCGTCTTCTATTTCAGCAACTATCTTCTGCATTCTTTCTTTTTGTTCAACGTCTGACCATGCAGTATAGATAACGGATGTGGTAAGAATATTAAATTCACTTGGTAAGTCTGCTGTATTTTCTGGAATTTCATTGCCATCTAAATCAACTACAGCATTGCCAGTAATGTGACCTATAATATCTTTTTCGTCATGCATATAGTTGAAAGGCTTATCTTCTGGAGTTTTTCTAGCGGCCCACAACTCCTGCGGATCAAAAACGTCATCATTTTTGTTCCAGCCAGTACTAACCAAAATAGAGCGAAGATAAAAAAGATCCATCTGATCCTGATTAGCCTCGCTAATTTCAGCTTTAGTTATTTTAATTTCTTCTTCTGATGGAATATATGCTTCAGCCTGAGCACAATACGCGATTGTATTGTTGGAAGCCAAGGCAGATTCCAATCCATCAAGTATTTCAGTTTCATAAATTTTCATTTAATGTCTCCCGTAAACCATTCTACACAAAAAATTAGATTACGCCTAAAATGTTCATGTTTTTGTATTACATACAAAAGAATGGGCACGAATAAATTTTATTTCGTTCGTGTTTGGCTGCCTATTATGATTGTCAATAAAGTCTTTGATATTATTATCTACTGAGTCCACAAAAGATTTTGAAACCGTGAAGCCAGAATCTACAATAGACTTTACGCGAGACTCATCCACTACATCATAAAGACTAAGGGAAGCAAATATGTTACTCTTTAGAGAATCCAATTGATATGTCTCTTCTTTGTTTAGTCCGCGAGTATCAGACTTACCAAAATGTTTTAATATTATTGGATTCATGATATCTGATATTTTTGTTTGTGCTTCAACAGCCCATAAAATTTCAGAAGCTTCAGAGGTTCTTGGGTTTACTCGTCTTCTTTGTCGTGGCTCGGTATCGGTAGCACCATCTGGGCGACCAGCTTCTTGAACTGGCTTCTGACTAATTGGGCGACCACCAACAGGAGCAGATGGTGTCGGCTTTGGAGCATCCTGAACTGGAATACCCATATCTGTTAAAAAGCTATCTTGCACCTTGTCTTTCTGTAGTGCAATTTTAGCAATATCGTCCCTAAACTGTGGTTTATGATATGGGCTTGCTTTGTCAGGTATCACATCCGATCTCCTCTGTCTTTCTTCACGGCTAACCCTAGTCTTCTCGATAAGCGGCAACTCTCCAAATCTCTCAAGAAGAGTTTCGTTAGAAATTATATCACGATCCGCAAGATCAATTAGTAGCTTGCGTTCTGTAGTCTCATCGGAAAGAATAACAGCATCAAAATGGATTTGTGCAGGCAGCCTAAAACCCATAGCTTTTCTAACAATCTCTAATTCTGCTTTCCAAAAATTCATAACAATCTCACGACCATACTCAAGTCTTTCGATAAGAGTTTTCAATGAGATATAGTTATTAGAATAACCTCCACCAGAACCAGTTGAAACACCAGTAAGGGTTGGAGGAATACCTAAACCAGCATAAATACTAGTTAGTACAGGATCATATTTTTCTTTTCCGAGAAACTTATATACCTGTGACTGCGATTCTGTGAAACGTAACTCTGGACCCCACACAAGATCCATAGTTCCGCCGCCAACGTTACTAGCTAGAATATCACGAAGCTTATCAATAGCAGCACGAGTCGGAATAATCTTATGCTCAAGATCACCAACAGTCCATAGTCTCACATTTGAAATAGCTCC